CTGCTTTAGGGTGGGGTACCGGGCTGGCCAGATGCGCGGCTGGTAGCCCCTCTGGGGCAGGAGTGCGTAGATCGACAGCTCACTCTGGGGCGTGCCCAGGAAGATGATCCGCCCGCCCGGCTTGATGATGGCCTCGAACTCCTTGATCACCTCAGACAGCTTGTCCCGCATCTGCTGGGTCTGGCTGTTGTTGAGGGACTCACCGTCGTCGCAGATGATCAGGTCTGCACGACTTCCCGTCATCTGGCCCAGCAGTCCAACCGACTTGACTGACGGGGCGTGGGCTGCCGGGGCAGGCCCGACGTCGAAGCTGATCTTCGAGTCCCGCTGGCCCTCGCGGGTCTTGAGGTGCTGCAGGACAGGCATCTCACGAATGAGACGCTGGGTGAACGTGGTGAAGTCAGTAGACCGCTGAGCGGACGCCGAGACGACCAGGATGTTCTTGCTGGGGTCGAGCAGGAGCTGGTGGCACACGAAGGCCGACGTGATCCAGCTCTTACCTACCCCTCGGAACGCCTCAACCAGGGCCCGCCTAGGCCCGTGCTGAATGTAATCAGCAATCTCATACTGGACCCTGGTCGGGTCCGGCAGGTTGAGGTGTTTCCAGCAGAGGTAGAGGAAGTTGCGGAAGTCCTTAAGCCGGGGGTCCAGCTCAGGCAGCTTCTGCTTCCTCTTACTCATTCAGCCTTGGCCTCAGGGTCAGCGAAGGGAAGAGACTCGCTCAGCTTCAGGATCGGGCTGTCCTTGAACGCAACAGAGTCGATGCCGTTGTCCTTAAGCATCTGTCTGGCCACGTTCAGCTCGGCTGCCGTCGCAGCACCAGACTTGATGCGCGACAGCAGCTCTTCAGCCAAGTCCTTGTGGAGCAGCTCCAGAATCTTGTCGATATCCATCAGACGTTGCTGTCAATCCACGCAGAGACGTACAGGTCGTCGCCAGACCCCCCGGTGAGGTCCAGGCCTTTGTTGAGTCCGTCCCCGCTGATAACAATGGTCGTGTTGTTACCGCTAGCCCCGGGGACGTCGTGACTCAAAGCGACTCGCTGGGCGTTGCTCCCCGCAAGGGCTCGGAGCCGAATTAGGCCGTCAGCCCTGGGACCGTTGTTGATGGTCGAAATAATAAGGTCCCGGTTGGCAAGGCCTGCGTCCGAAGTCCCGTCCACAGGCGTGTAGTAATAACGCCACTCAGGCTCAGGGTCGGGCGTACCGATCCCGGTCGAGTAAACTCGGGCCTTACCACCAAAGCCATCAGTTAGCTCAAAGTAAGCTCCACGGACGGGGGCGTAGGCGAAGTTACTGCCAAGAATGAAGGCAGCAATCAGGCTCTCAGCCTTGGTGATGCCACTTGATCCGATTGCGTAGTTAGCCACGCGGACACGCATCTCAGGGTGGGCAGCCACCTCAATAGCAAACGAGTCGTTCACACCGGCCTTGGATTCCCCAGCCCCTGCCGTGTCCCACGAGCCGATAACCGTGTCGCCAATCTTGGCCCAGGGAGCGTCTGCGGTAAGACGGCCCTCTAGGTGGACCTGGAGGTCTGCGCCAGACGAACCGGCCACCTCAATCTGCACAAGTGCAGAGTTGGTCCGAAACAGAGAGGGGTAGTGGACATTTGGCCCAGGCCCGGTGCTGTACCAATATTTAAGAACTTGAGTCATCAGTCCATTAGCCAAGCCTCCACTTGGACTGCGGTGGAGTTGCCGGACAGCTCAGCGGTCATCTCGGGGAAGATGTCAACGACAACGATGTTCGTGTTGTTGCTGACCATGTCCCCAATCTGCTGATCGGTAATCGCGTGCCACGGGGCGTCGGAGGTCATGCGGCCGTACAGGGTCACGGTCCCCGCAAAGGTGGCGGGCAGCGAGACCTGGAACAGCCCCTGCTCATCGCGGAACCGGGGAGGTTTGATAATCTTAGTACCGACAGCCACCGAGGCGGCGGTGGTGTCGATGAGGGTTCGGACGCTACTCATGTGAGGAACTGGGTAAGGTAGGAAACAATGGCCCCGACAGCGATGGTCACTCCAATCACGTAGGACTTGTAGTGCTCTAGATGACGGAGACGTTCGTCATGCTCTGTAAGGGTGGTCTGCTGAATCTTCGAGATAGCCAGAAGTGAATCCACCTTCCCTTCCAGCCGCCCAAGGATAAAGGATAGTTCTTGCTCGTTGCTCGCCATGACTCATTGCGGGTCAATCCCCCGACGCTGCAGTCTAGAGTCCCTGGCGATCCGTGCGTACTCGGCCTCTAGATCCGGGTATTCCCGTAGCATCTCCCGGAAGGCCTTTCGCTTGTACTTGTCCAGGAGCTTGTTGATCTCGCTGATCCGAGGACTGTCACTCTCGAAGGTCGAGATGGGAGACAGGCGCTGGTAGCCGGGGCTGCGGATAAGCCGCTTAATCGCACTCTTGATGGTCCGGCCCCCGATGGTGACCTTCCCGGTCAGCTCGCCCCAGCGGTCGAACGCATCTTGCCCGCCATCGCCTTTGGTGTAGTTAGTCAGACGGATACCGTTGGCCACAGGCTTCGGGGGCGTGAACCCGTGGCCCAGCTCAGCGATCTCCTTCTTGACAAGGTCGTCGGTCACCTCGCTGTAGATGATCGGGACAAACATGTCCAAGACGGGGTTGTTTGCCGCGCCGATGGCGGTCGTCCGGGTCACCGGCTCGCCAAAGATGTTACGGAGCGGACGGACAGTCTCACTCATGTAAGGCACCCTGGCCCGGATCGCCTCGCTCATCGACTGGACGTCTCGCATGGCGTCGTCACCAGCAGCGTAGACCGACTGGCCGAGGGCGCTACTGAAGGGAACAAACGAGCTTCCGTAGGTACGGGCCAGCTTGGCCATGTACCGGTCAGGAGACTGGACAGCCTCAACAGCGTTAGCCAGACCAGCCAGATAGGTCTTGTTGGTCAGGTTGTTAGACAGGGCGACAGTCATCGCCATCGCCATCGTGTCGAGCCTTTCCTGTTCCTCCAGAGGCGCGTACCTCAGGTAGTCAAACATGTCAGCAATCGTGCCCATCACCGTGGCGAACGGGTCAAAGCGACTGTAGCTGATGTAGCCCTGGTCGGTCTTGATGCTGTAGGGCTGCCAACCAGTCTCCTTAAGAATCTGCCGCTGCTCAGGGTCGGCCGGGCCTCGCCCAGTCAAGACCCCCTCGTGCGCCTTGGCTCCGAAGATTGCTGCCGCAGCGGTGGCCATGCCGAGGCGGCCAGCCACCTCCGCGACCTCGTCACGGTTACCCGACGCCAGCTGACGGAGCGTTTTACTACGCGCCGCCTTCAGGGCAGTCATGTCCTTACCCAAGGCCATGCGGCCGAGGTAGTTGGCCATCGGAAGGATGGCGGTAGGCAGGAACCGGTCAGACGCTTCGCCCAGAATGTTCATGGGGGTCCGCACGAACGGGAAGATGAAGCGAAGCATCGGGTGGTGCATCGCCATTCTCTGCAGTCCCGCAGACAGGCTTCCACGGTCGAGCGACCGGGTGAACGTGATCTCTTCCGCGTAATCGAGTGCTTGGTCAGAGATAGCCTGCAGGCTGGTGTCAAAGTTCCCCTGCTTAAGCACCCACTCGCTGGCGTACTCCTGGATCTCGGCCGGGTCCACAAGCCCCGCAACCCGGGCAGCCTCCATGCCTTTCTTAAAGGCGTTAGCCACCGAGTAGGCCTGACCGTTCTCAACCAGCTGGTCCATACGGTCAAAGACGTGAGCAGACAGGTCCTTGCCGGTCAGGCCAGCTTCCATACCCTCCCGCACCAGGGCACGCCGAGACTTGGCCCTGTAGTTCATCTGCTTGAAGAACTCGTCGGTCCCCATCAGGATAGAGCTGGGGATGCGGATAAATGACCCGGCCCAGTTCGTGGCCAGCCCGGCAAAGGTCTTGGGATCCAGACCAAGCGCCTGTGCGCTAATAGCTTTGGTAGCTCGGGTGTCGAGGACGGCCTGGGTGGGGTCGAGGATGTTGTCCCCCGACCGCATCGCCAGATAAGCGTACTTAAACGCATCGCCAGCGGTTGAGTAGAGGTGGAACAGCTCAGAGAAGGCGTCAGCGAACTTAGAACCGTTAAAGGTAAGGCTCGCCCCAAGCATCGTCTCCAGCGGCCGGTAGAGCGACATCATCACACCACCGACAGCGTTGACTGCAAGCGTCCGGCCACCAGACAGGATCGAGTTGATCCAGTACTCGTTGGTGACGTTAAGGACCTTGCGGAAGAAGGACGCCTTAAGCGTCCGGTTGATGCCAGCAACCCCGTCAGCCTTGGCACTCTCGACAATCAGCTCAGCGAGGCGCAGGCCTTTGTTCCGCCCGCCCTGCTTCATGATGAAGTCCTGCAAGGCTCGCGGGTCTTCAATGATGCCCCGCAGCGGAATGCGGCCAGACCCAAGGCCACGGCCCTGCTCAGCAACCAGACCCTTAATTCCACCAACAAGGTTGGCGTAGAACTCGGTGTGGCCCTGAAGCATCGCCAGAGCTTGGTCGCTGTTGCGGCCAGCCATGACATCCTCAGCCTCTTTAGACAGGAACTCGCCGTAGGTGATGGCAAGACGCTTGTAAGCCAGGATCCGCGCATTGATCCGGGCCAGCATGTTCTCGTCTTGAGCAATCCCGCGCATCATCTGCGCCTGGAAGGCCTGCTCGTTTCGAGGGGTGACGCCGATCAGCTCGACAAGGGACTGCCGAGACCGTTCAAGCTGATCCTCGAACGTGAACCGTTGAAGCGAGGCGATGTCCTCCTCGGCCACGGTTCGGTACAGGTCCTCAAAGGTACGAAGTACCGTGATTGCTTCGTCGCTGCCATAGAAGTTCGACAGGTTGAGGTCGAGCCGCTCCATGTGCATATCGAGAAGATCGACAGCGGAGTACAGGTAAGACCCGTCTTCTGCCAGCTCTCGCGGGTTCATCCCAAGCCCAAGGCCGGGAAGCCGCTGGTCAATCGCGTCCGCGATGTTCTGAGCGTCAATCTCGCTGACCCCAAGGCCCCGGAGAAGTTGGGGCCGAACGTCGTCCAGCATCGACTGCCCCATAGGCCGAGTCGCGGCCTGCCGCATCAAAGAGATACGGGGGTTAGCAAGGGGCGACGACGCTTGGTGCAGAGCGTTGGGAGAAGACTGCGGCAGTCCCTGATGAGACACCTTGTTTCTCGGGTCGATCTTCTTACCAAAGAAGTCGTCAAACATCTTGGTGGCCGCGTCAGGACCCTTGTCCCGTTGAACCATCTTCATGAGACGGCCAAAGATGCGCCGGAAGAAGGCCAAGACCCCGACATCCTGCCCAGTCAGTCCGTGCCCCGGCTTGAGCTTGGTGGCAACACCAACAGGGTCAACAAGGTCGGCGTACCGAGTGAGGGTCTTGTCGGTCATAGTCTCGACAAACCACTCGGTGAAATTGACGTAGCGGTAGTGGGTGTCGTCCAGGATCCTGCCCGCTTTAAGGGCTTTAGCTGCACGGGGGTTGGCCCTAATCCACGCGGTCTGCTCTGCCAGGAACTGCTTCTGAAGACGGGCAACGCTGTCCGCAGGAACAAAACGCTCCAGGGAGTGCCACAGCTCGTGGACCAGGGTCCGCGAAAAGCGCGGCGACTCTAGGGCCTCTTTGCTGAGCCCGATTAGAGCGTCGGCGTACCGGAAGAAGCCCCGGGTCGTGCCGCGCTCGGCGGGGGTGGCCTGAACCAGCGTATCAATCGTCTTCTGGTCGAGGATCGAAAGTCGGACGTCGTTAAACAGGTCCGACCCGACGTCATACATGAACCGCTCAATCAGGTGGATCCGCCGGTCGTTGACCTCCAGGTCCAGGTCCGATGAGAGCTTGGCGGGCGAGTAGACCCCAGGGTCTATGTCGCTGTCTTTAACCAGCCCACGAGCCTTGGACTTAAGGTTCGACTTCAGGCGAAGCTGGTTAATTACCTGCCGGATTCCAGAGTTGTAGGCCTCGTACCAAGGACCTGATTTGTCCTTAGGCCGACGAAGGATCTGGCCCTGGTGCCGAAGGTGATCTCCGTACTTAGCCAGCAGGAGCCCGTCACGGTACGCAACAGCCTCAGAAACCGTCTCAGCCCCCTTGACCACAGACGGAATCTTGTCCAGGTCAACTACTTCAAAGCTCTTGTCTTTGAGAACTTCCCGGGGGATGTCCAGGTTGTTCCAGCGCATCGCGTTTTTAAGCGTGCCTTCCCTGGTCACCCCGCCCGCGTTGGCGGGCCTACCCATGTAGATAAGGGTCCCGTCAGGCAGCTCGTTGATGTGGATGTACTTGCTGGGGTAGATGACCTGCTTGGTCTCAACCCGCAGCACACGTCCACCGGCCTCAGCCTGAACAAGAGCCGCAGCCACCCGGTCGTCTTGGACCAGATTCTTAAACGCCAGGACTCCCCTCGGCCCGTACACCTCTTCCAAGGTGGCAATCCTGGGGACCGAACCAGCGCCCGTGTCGAAGTTGCCCGGACCCTTGCGCCCGATTTGAATCAGGTCAGCAATCGCGGCCCGCGTCTCGAACACTCCGCCGTAGCGAGGGTAGCGGGAGTAGGAGATTCGGCCACCGACGTGAGGCACGTCGAGCTTGCCAAACGCCCGGAACACCGGAGCGTTCTTAGTTCCCCCAACCACTTCGACAAAAGCGAACCGCTCCAGGAGCATGTCCTGCAGCATCTGAGAACGCTCTGCTTGGGTAGTGGCGCGGCCAAAGGCGGGCTGCGACTTGACGCTTGAGAGGTTAATCACAACCTCGCCGCCCTTCTTGGTCGCCGCGCTGATCTGGTCCAGCGTCCTGTCAAGGTGAGCCATCGTGGGCTGCACGCTGACCACGTCGGAAGCCATGACCATGTCGTGCTGCCGAGACAGAGCGTCAGGGTCGTGACGGGACGAGACGTTGTCGGCGTAATCAAACAGGGTGACGTCCTTGCCCTGCTTAATCAGTCCTTGCCCGTAGTACCCGACCAGCTCACCAGCATCGTCCACTTTGACAGCCCCGGCCCCGAAGTC